CTCCGTCAAACGGAACGCAGTGATGTCGCTGGCGAACTTGAAGTCTTCGCTCTGCTTCGCCTGCAGGATCTGCCGATCGCCGATCAGGTACTTGCTGAAGTCGATCAGCGACAGGTCGCCTGCGGTGCCTGCGGTGCTGACCTTCTCCGTCACGAACAGCGGACGGCCGAGAATCTGCGTCGGAGCACCCTCGATGAACGTGCCACCAGTCAGCCACAGCGGTACCCCGCCGGAGCCGGTGGTGAGCTGCAGCAGCTGCCCGATGACGGCCGGTGAGCACACCCAGACAGCGTTGGCGTACGAGCCTGGCAGGAGCCGCTCGTAGATGTTCGCGATGTCCTGGTACTCCACAGCGTTGCCCGAAGAGTTACGGGTCGTGGAAATCAGGGCCGCGTTCATGTTGTCGAGCACACCCAGAGGCTCGTCGACACCGCTGCCCTTCAGGAACGCGTAATCCTCATACCACGCGGCGGCCGCCGGCAGGTTGGATCCCAACCACGCCTCGAAGGCGACGCTGTCGCTCATGAGCTCATTCGGAGCCTCGCAGTAGATCACCAATTTCTTGGCGTCCAACCGGACGCGGGCGAACTTCGCGTTCGTCTCGGTCGCGGCCTGACCTTCTGAGGTCCAGTACGCCACAATGCCACCGAAGACAGTGGAGGCGTGGCTGGTCTCGTCGACGGCCGGGATCGGGACAACCTGGCTTGACATCGGAATCACGGTCGCCCGAGGACGGACCACGCTGGACTCCAGGCTGTTGCTCAGCAATTCGCTGCGCAGCTGCTCAGGGACCAGGAAGCCGCCATCGGAGGGGACGGTGGTGCCGAAGCTGTTCTGCACCCGACGCCACGCACCGAACTTCGCAGCAAGATCCGTGCCGGTGTGGGTTGACAGCTCCTCACGACGGCCCGAGATGGCCTGCAGGAACTCCGAGAAATCCTCGGGACGGTGCTCGTCTTCCAAAGCGTCGAGCTTCGCACCCGGGGCCTTCTTGTTGTAGACGACACCCTTGCCGCGTGCCACGGTCTTGACGTCGCCACGGCCTGCCATCTCGGCGCCGGTGACCTTGCGTACGGTGGCGCCGTTCTCCTTCAGCATCGACACCAGGGTCTGGAGCTGTTGGTCGTTCGCGGCGTCACGCTCGGTGCGGTGCTTCTCTTCGCGGGCGGTGTCGAGATCGAGCATGAACTGCCCGAACTTCTGATTCTTCACCATGTCCTCGACCTGCTTCGGGTCGCGGACTGCTTGTCGAGGAAGTCGGCGGTTTCCCGATGGTCTTTCGCGTTGCCCATGGTGATGGCCAGGGCGGCGTCGTGGATCATGACCTGGGAGAAGCTGTTCATAACCCGCTTGTCGGCGGCCTGCAGAATGTACGACCCAGCCGATGCGGCGTAGCCGTCGACGATCGCGGTCACATGCGCGGGATGGTCCTTGATCGCGTTGAAGATCGCCAGCCCGTCGAAGACGTTGCCGCCAGGGGTGTTGATCCGCAGCTCGATCTTCGGCGCCTTGATCGCGTTCAGCTCGTCGACGAACGCCGACGCGGAAATGCCGTACTCGCCGATCTCGTCGAAAATGTAGACCGTCGCCGTGTTGGTCGGGCCATGATTCTCGACGCGGTACCAGCGGCCCACGTTCAGGGTGCGCTGATGGCGGAACAGCGAGGGTCGGTTCATGCCACGGACTCCTCAAGTTGCGGCTGGACGGGGACAGTAGGAGCGGCAGGTTTGCCGTTGAATTTGATCTTCGGAAGACCCAGGGCCTCTAGTGTCTCGACAGGGTCGAACCCTGCGTCGATCAGCGTCTTAGCCGAACTTGATCGAGAGGATATCCGATTGTTCTCATCCTCGGCGGTCTCCGATGTCGGGTCGTCGAAGTCGAACTCCACATTCGTTGCAAGCGCACCGAACTTCGGAAGTAGCTGCGTGTTCAGCGCATCCTTCATCGCCCCGGCCCGCTGCTTGATCAGCCACTTGCTGAACACGTACTCGGCGGCGTCGGCGTTGGCCCGGTTGATGTCGGCACTCTTGCCGAGAAGGTGGCCGTGGATGCGGTACGCCTCCATGATCTTCTCCGTCGACAGGCGACGCAGCTCAGCGAACTGCATGTCACGCATCGTGAACGTGGAGCCTTGGAACTTCGCACCCCGCTCGAGCACGGCGACCCGCCACGCATTGCCGACGCCCTTATGGTTCTCATCCCACTGGTCGCGGAGCCGGTCCAGCTCCTTGTCGTTCAAAGATTCGGGGACCTCGATGGTGCCGCCGGGCGTCGCATCGTTTTTGAAGAAGTTCCGGTTCCACTCCGCCGTGTACCTCTCGGAGTCGAGGTCGGTCATCAACGCCTGCACGGGGCCCAACCCACGGTACGGGTCCAGCGGATTCGGGGATTTGAGGAAGATCACCTCCTCCTTGTCGAGGGTGACCTTCTCACCTCCCGGCCCGGTGTAGATGTAGCCGGCGACGAACTCATCCGGGTCAGGCACCGGCTGCATCCGATCCGGACGCACCGGCCAAATCTCGCCGGGGATCTTCGTGCCGTTGATGAAGGCGATCACCCACCACATCTCGCCGGTCAGCTCCTTGTGCTGCTGCACCGCCTCAATGAACATGGTCTGGGTGTAGAACGGGTTCGGCGTGGTCCACAGATCCAGGGCGACGTGCGCCGCGAGCTCGGTCCGATCGCCCTCACGCGGGGCCAGCACCTTCCGGGCGTCGGTCTTCTTGCGGTACAGATGCCACTCCACGTCGGCGGTGGATTGGGCGATCAGCTGCACGATCGAGAACAAGGTGGAGACGGACCCGTAAGCATCCATCTGCGCCTTCATCGAATTGGCAGGACCGCCGAAGATCGACTGCCGTGGAGCGCCGCCTGTCTTACGTGGCAAACCGGAGCGGTTGAACAGCGAAGCAACGTCGCCGAACAGGCTACGGTTCCTCACCTCGGCTCACCCTTGTTTCCAGGTAGAACAGCGACAGACCCACCATTACGAATCCGGCGATCACGTTCCAGTAGAAGCCTGCGACCGTGAATGCCGCGAGACCGAGGAGGCAGAAGCAGAAGCCTATGATCCCCCGAGAACCTCTGGTGCGAAGCATAGCTGATTTCGTGACCTTTTCGCGTATAGCACGCAATGTTGTTGTGCTCATGTCACCGTCTACGTCCGATCATGGTCATGATGCGCTTCGAGCCCCGATCGCGATCGGCGCACAGATACCTAGCAGCGTCGCAGCCATGGTCGTTTTCCTTGACCGGCTGCTCCTTCGCCTTCCCGTTCAACCAGGCGTACGCCGGGATCTCCCCGACCGTCGAGAACGGCAGCTTCGCATCGATCAGCTTCGGGTCCGGCTCGACCAAAGCGTTCCGGAAGAATTTCATCCGGCCCTTCTTCAGACGGGTCTGCATGTAGTCGATGCCCTCCAACACCGACTTGTGCGCCGGCGTGGTGCGGATGCCGAGCAGATCCTCCAGGATCATCCGGCCCTGCGCGTCGTGGTCACACAGCCACTTCTGCGGCTCCAGCATGCCCTCTGTGATCTCCTTGATCGTCGCCGCATGCTCCTCGATCCGACGCCCGGAGTAGTAGATCTCATGCACCAGATAGCAGGTGCCGTCGTTCGGATCCTCAGCCCAGCACTGCCACACAAACGGGTTCACAGTTCCGAAGTCCGTCGTCCAATACCACGCCCAATCCTCCGGGATCTCGAACGGATCGACGACATGAACCTTCGGGTCGAACTCGGCGTAGATGATGCCCTCCGCCGCCTGCCACCGACCCAGCCGCAGCCGCTGATAGGTGACACCGGTCAACGCATCCAGCTTCGCGATGTAGTCGCGGCCCTCCTCGGTGATCTTGTGGCCGATGACCATGCCGTGGGCATTCTTGACCTCGGTGAAGTAGAGCGGATTCTCCTCGTGGCGGGTGTCGAGCAGCCGCGTCTGGCCACGGTCCGACCGCTGCTTCAGCCAGTGCGTCGGGTGCTGCGGATTGCAATCGAAAATGATCTGCTGGAACGGCGTGCGCCCGTTGCGGAGACGCGTCGTCAGCTTCTCCCACTGATCCTCTTCGAGGTCGGTCGCCTCCTGCACATAGATGATGTCGTACTCCGAGCTCATCACCTTCGCGGTCTGCTGCTCATCCTTCATGCCGCCGATCAGAATCGTCGACCCGTTCAGGTAGCGGTAGGCTGGCGGATCCTGCGTCGACCCGCCGTAGTACCAGGTCGTCCCGTTCTGCCTCGCCTCCGGGATCACATCCCGCTGGAAAGTCACCAGACCCGTCGACGTCAACGAATCCCGGGTCTTGCGCACGAACAGGC